GCACGCAGGTGGTCGAGCTGGCCTCCGGCGACGAGGAACGCAACGCGAGCTGGGCCAATTCTCGCCGCCGCTATGACGTGGCCTATGGCATTCGGCGCGCCGACGATCTGGCGGCGGTCGTCGCCTTCTTCGAGGCCCGAAACGGGCGACTCTTCGGTTTTCGCTACAAGGACTGGGCTGACTACAAATCCTGCCTGCCCTCAGCCACGCCCGTGTCGACCGATCAGGTCATCGGCACCGGAACTGGCGCGCAGACCGCATTCCAGCTGTCGAAAGTCTACACTTCTGGCGCGCAATCCTGGACACGGATCATCGCGAGGCCGGTCACGGGAACAGTGCGGGTGGCGCTGAACGCGGTGGAGCAGATGTCAGGCTGGAGCGTCGATCCCACCACCGGCAGCGTCACTTTCACCGCAGCCCCCGGCGCGGGTATCGCGATCACGGCGGGTTTCGAATTCGACGTCCCGGTCCGCTTCGACAGCGACACGCTGGACGTCACCCTCGACATTGAACGGCTCGGATCGATCACGTCCATTCCTCTGCTGGAGCTTCGCAGATGAAAATCCTGTCTTCAGGGCTGCAAGCCCACCTTGACGATAGCACCACGACCCTTGCCTGGTGCTGGACCATTACCCGCACGGATGGCGTGGTTCTGGGGTTCACCGACCACGACCGGGTGCTGACATTTGACGGGGTAAGCCATGAACCCGAAAGCGGCCTTGTCGCCTCGGAAATCCGGGCCGGGTCAGACCTGTCGGTCGATGCGCAGGACGCGGAAGGTGTTCTGACCTCCGACCGGATCACCGAGACCGATATTGTGGACGGGCGCTGGGACAACGCCACGGTCGAAGCCTGGCGCGTGAACTGGCAGGACACGTCGCAACGCGTGCTGCTGCGGCGCGGTGCGATCGGGCAGATCCGGCGCGGGCGGCTGTCGTTTGTGGCCGAAGTGCGCAGCCTGGCCCATGTGCTGAACCAGACGGTGGGGCGGGCCTATCAGGCAACATGCGACGCCACCCTCGGCGATGCGCGCTGCGGGGTCAATCTGGAGGCTGCGTCATTCAAAGGCATTGGGGCGGTGACGGCGCTCGTGGGAGATCGAGTGTTTACCGCATTTGGGCTGGGCGCGTTTGCAGCCGGATGGTTTGGCGCGGGCGTAGTGGAATGGACTGTGGGCGCAAATGTCGGACGCCGGGTCGAGGTGCTGCTGCATGACGTGGACGGCAGCGGCGTGGTGACCATCACGCTGCTCGAGGTGCCGGTGCTGGCGATGGCGGTGGCGGACACGTTCGTGATCCGGGCCGGGTGCGACAAGCGGCGGGAAACCTGCCGCGACCGCTTTGCCAATATCCTCAATTTCCGGGGCTTTCCCGACATTCCGGGGCAGGACGCGGTATTTCGCTATGCAGCCTCTGGCGATGCCAATTCAGGAGGTGTGCTGTGAGTGTTCTGCCGGTCAACATCGTCAATGCGGCGCGGCGCTGGATTGGCACGCCCTACCATGATCAGGCCAGCGTTCGGGCAGTCGGCTGCGATTGCCTCGGGCTGCTGCGCGGGGTCTGGCGCGAGGTGGTGGGGCCAGAGCCGATGCCGGTGCCGCCCTATAGCCGCGATTGGGGTGAGACCGGCGGGCGTGAGGTGTTGTGCGAGGCGGCGCGGGCTGCACTGGTGGAGATCAGCATCACCGAGGCGGGCAGCGGCGACGTGCTGCTGTTTCGGATGGTGGCGGGTGCGGTCGCCAAGCACTGCGGCATCGTGATGCCGAAGGGGCAGTTCATCCATGCCTACGACCGGCTCGGGGTAATGGAGGAGCCGCTGACCACAGCGTGGCGGCGGCGCGTGGCCTATGCTTTCCGGTTTCCGCAGGAAAGGGCTGTCTGATGGCATCGCTGGTTCTCGGTGCCATCGGCGCCTCGCTCGGGGCCGGGTTCGGCGGCACCATCCTTGGTCTGTCGGGGGCGGCCATCGGCGGCATGATCGGATCCACCATCGGATCAATTGCGGATTCGATGATCGTGGCCTCGCTGATGCCTGGTCAGCGCAACGAGGGCGCGCGGCTCGACAGCCTGCGGGTGACGTCCTCGACCGAGGGCGCGGTGATCCCGCGGCTCTATGGTCGGATGCGCCTTGGCGGCAACATCATCTGGGCCACCGATTTCACCGAGACCGTGAACACCGCCACTTCGGGCGGCAAGGGCGGCGGGCCGAAGGTGACGACGACGACCTATGTCTATACCGCCTCGTTCGCGGTCGGGCTGACAGAGCAGCCGATCACCGGCATTGGCCGTATCTGGGCCGATGGCAAGCCGCTGGACCGGACCGGAGTCACCATGCGCTGGTATCGAGGGTCCGAGGCGCAGACGGCGGACCCGTTCATTGCCGCCAAGATGGGGGCCGCCAGCACCCCGGCCTATCGCGGTCTGGCCTATGTGGTGTTTGAGGAATTGGACCTCACCGCCTTCGGCAACCGGCTGCCGCAGCTGTCCTTCGAGGTCTTCGCGCCGCTGGCCGACGCCGACACCGCCGAAGGCCAGGTGCAGGCGGTGACGCTGATCCCGGGTGCGGGCGAGTTTGCCTATGCGACAGAGGTCGTGAAGAAAACCGAGGCCGGGGTCAATTCGGCCGAGAACGCCAATGCACTGGCCGACACCGCCGACATGATGGTGGCGCTCGACAACCTCGATGCGCAATTGCCAGCGGTCGGCAGCGTGTCGCTGGTGGTGGCCTGGTTTGGCGACGATCTGCGGGCGGGCAACTGCACCATCAAGCCAGCGGTTGATCTGGCGGTCAAGGCCACGGTGCCGACGTGGGCGGTGAATGGCGTGGCACGGGAAGCCGCGCCGGTGATCAGCCAGATCGATGGCAAGCCGGTCTATGGCGGCACCCCGGCCGATTTCTCGGTGGTGCAGGCGATCCAGGAGATGAAGTCGCGCGGGCTGCGGGTCACCTTCTATCCGTTCCTGATGATGGACATTCCGCCCGGCAACACCCTGCCGAACCCATATTCCGATAATGCTGCGGGTGTCGGGCAGCCCGCACTGCCTTGGCGCGGGCGCATTACCTGCTCGCCAGCGGCAGGCTATGCCGGATCGGTGGACCAGACCGCGCCAGCGGCAACGCAGGGTGCGGCGTTCTTCGGCACGGCGACGCCTGCGGATTTCTCGGTGGTCGGGACCGCGGTCAGCTGGATCGGGGTGCTGGATTGGGGTTTCCGGCGGATGATCCTGCACTACGCCCACCTCTGTGCGGCGGCGGGCGGGGTCGATGCATTTCTGATCGGCTCGGAAATGGTCGGCTTGACCACCATCCGCTCTGACGCCAGCACCTATCCGACCGTGGCGGCATTGCAGGCGCTGGCGGCCGATGTGAGCGGCATTCTGGGCGCGGGCGTCAATGTTGGCTATGCGGGCGACTGGTCGGAGTATTTCGGACACCACCCCGCCGATGGCTCTGGCGATGTATATTTCCACCTCGACCCGCTCTGGGCCGATGCCAATATCGACTTTGTCGGCATCGACAACTACATGCCGCTGTCGGACTGGCGCGACGGCCGGGACCACCTTGACGCGCAGACATGGCCGTCGATCTACGACCAAGCCTATCTGCAATCCAACATTGCGGGCGGCGAGGGGTTTGGCTGGTTCTACGCCAGCTTGGCTGACCGCGACAGCCAGACACGGACGCCGATCACCGATGGGGCTTATGGCAAGCCTTGGGTATTCCGTCCAAAAGACCTGCACGGCTGGTGGTCGAACCTGCATTACAACCGCCCCGCCGGGGTGGAAAGCGGCGCGGCAACGGCATGGGTAGCCGAGGGCAAGCCGATCTGGTTCACCGAGCTTGGCTGCCCGGCGGTCGATCGCGGCACCAATCAGCCGAACGTGTTCTATGACCCGAAATCGTCCGAAAGCGCGCTGCCCTGGTTCTCGCGCGGCTGGCGGGATGATGCGATTCAGCGCGCATATCTCGAAGCGACGTTCAGCTATTGGGGCGCACTGGCAAACAACCCGATCTCGAACGTCTATGCCGAACCGATGCTCAACGTGGCGAACTGCGCGGTCTGGACCTGGGATGCGCGGCCCTATCCGTTCTTCCCCGAGCTGACCGAGGTCTGGGCGGACGGCGCGAACTGGCGGCTCGGGCATTGGCTCACCGGGCGGCTGGGGTCGGGGTCGCTGGCAGCACTGGTGCGCGCGCTCTGCCTGCGGGCCGGGCTGGCGGAGGCTATGACCGACGTCGCGGGTCTGGTGGGATCGGTCGAGGGCTATGTGATCACCGCACTGGAAAGCCCGCGATCCTCGATCACCATGCTGGCCGCGCACTTCGGCTTTGATGCGGTCGAGAGCGAAGGCATCATCCGCTTTGTGATGCGCGGGCAGGGACCGGTGGCGACGATCACGCCCGATGCCATGGTGGCGGCGGCGCAGGGCGACGTCATGGAACTGACGCGCGGGCAGGAAACCGAACTGCCGCAGGCGCTGAAATGGTCGATTGCGCGATCCGACGAGGACTATGACGCGGTGATCGTCGAGGCGCAACGCATCACGGTGACAGCAACGCGGGTGGTGTCGGAATCCTTTCCGCTGGCGGTTCCGCCCGAAGAGGCCGAGCGGCAGTGTCGCCGCGCGCTGATGGAAGCATGGGTCGGGCGCGAGGCGGCGGTGTTCAAGCTGCCGCCGTCGCGGCTGGCGCTGGATCCGACCGACGTGATCCGCCTTGAGCATGACGGGCGGCTGACCGAGTTCCGGCTGATCACGGTCGGCGATGCGGGTGCACGCACGATTGACGCACGGCGGCAGGACCGCATGGTTTATGACCTGCCGATGGGAACGGAGCGGCCCGCCAATCTGGCCACCCCGGTCAGCTATGGCGCACCGCAGGTCTGGTTCTTGGACCTGCCGCTGCTGGCCGACAGCTATCCGGCGCACCAGCCGTTACTGGCCGCCGATGCCCAGCCATGGCCGGGCGAAATGGCGGTGTTTCGCAGCCCGGCGCTGGATGGGTTTACCCTGCTGACCACGCTGGCGCGGCGGGCATCGGTCGGGGTGCTGGCGGCGGATTTCTATTCCGGCCCGACCTCGCGGTTCGACAATGCCAATACTCTGCTGGTTGATCTGGCCAGTGGCGCGCCGGTCAGCGTGACCGACAGCGCCTTGTTTGCCGGGTCTAATGTGCTGGCGGTGGAAACCGCCGCCGGGGTCTGGGAAATCGTGCAGGCAGGCACGGTCACGCTGGTGTCGGCCGGGCGCTACCAGATGACGCATCTTCTACGCGGCCAGCGCGGCACCGAGGGGGCGATGGGCAATCCGGCGCTGGCCGGGGCGCGGGTGGTGACGCTCGACGGCGCGATTGCCGCGCTGCCGATTGCGGCGGGCGACGTGGGCTTGCCGTGGAACTGGCGCATCGGCCCGGCATCCAAACCGGTCAGCGACGCGAGCTATCTGGCGGCGGCCTTTACCCCGGCGGGGATCGGGCTGCGGCCTTTCTCGGTCGGGCATGTGGCGCAGCCATGGCAGAGCGCCCGAGTGCCCGGTGATCTGACGATCAACTGGGTCAGGCGGTCGCGCGCACTGGTGGCCGATAGCTGGGAGGCGGCAGAGGTGCCGCTGGCCGAGGAGAGTGAATCTTATGCGGTCGAGATCCTTGATGGGGTAACGGTCAAGCGCACGCTGACCAGCAGCACCCCGGCCGCGCTCTACACCGCCGCGCAGCAGACAGCCGACTGGGGCGCGGCGCTGGGGCCGGGGGCTGCGCTGGCGATCCGGGTGTTCCAGGTATCGCAGACCTATGGGCGCGGCGTGGCCGAAGCCCTGACCCTCAATTTCTGAAAGAGCACACCATGGCCGATACAACGCCGAACCTGATCCTGCCCTACATCCTGGCCGCGCAGGCGCAAAAGCACGTCACCCACAACGAAGCAATCAAGCTTCTGGATGCCATGGTGCAACTGGCGGTGCTGGATCGCAACCTGACCGCACCGCCCGCGTCGCCGGTCGATGGTGATCGCCACATCGTCGCCGCCGGTGCGACCGGGCTTTGGGCGGGGTGGGATCTGAACATCGCCACCTGGATCGACGGCTCTTGGCTGCGGCTGGTGCCGCGCGAGGGCTGGGTGGCGTGGGTCGCATCCGAGGGGCTGTTCCGGGTCTGGAGCGGCACGGCATGGGTGGGCCTCGCGTCTGATCTGTCGGACGCGATCTTCAGCCTCGTCAACGACGCAGACCCGACGAAGAAGGCGATGTTCTCGCTGTCGGGGATCAGCACCGGCACCACCCGGACTTACACCCTGCCCAACACCTCATCGGAACTGGCGATCCTCGCGGGAACGCAGACATTCACTGGCAGCAAGACGTTCTCCGGTACGCTCACCGCGTCGGGCGCGACCGCGACACTCGGCACCTCGACCGGCACCGCGACCTATGGCATCGGTACCGGCGCCACCACGACCGGCACCACAAAGACCGTGAACCTCGGCACAGGCGGCGCATCCGGATCGACCACGGTCGTCAACATCGGCTCGGCCACGGCAGGGGCCGGGGGGACCACGGTTGTGAACACGCCAACGGTGACCTTCGCCAACGCCGTCACGCAGGTCGGCATGCCCCAGGCCAACCTGACCGCCCAGCTTCTGGGCCTCGGCGGGGCCACGGCCGACAGCTACAACCGCCTGTCGATGAACACCCCGGCAGTGCTGCTGAACAACGCAGGTGCCGGGATCGAGGCCACGGTCAACAAGGCAGCGGCAGGCAATGACGCCGCCTTCGCCTTCAAGACCGGGTTTTCCGCCCGTGCGTTGATCGGGTTGCTGGGATCTGATGACTTCAGCTTCAAGGTCAGCCCGGATGGGTCTGCATGGATTACTGGCCTGACCCTGGACAAAGATGATGGCTACATGGCCGTCCAAGGGCTGAAGCAGCAAGGCACTGGGGTGGCGCTGTCATCCGTCCTGTTCACGGCCGGGGGCGACGGCGCGATCTCGATCTACCGGAATGACCCATCATCAGGGTCACTGCGGACGGCCACCATCAGTACTGTCGCGGCAAACGTGATCACCCTCACAGCTACCGAAGCGTGGAAGTTTTTCGACCAGTCAAGAATGGCCGGAGTATCCATGGTGAGAATTTGGAACACCACCAAGGCACCCGCCAAAAGCGCATGGGTGCTGGCACGGCCAACAACCAGTTCGCTACAGGTGCAGAATGCGGCGGACATTGCCGGGTGGCTCGCGACCGAGACCATCCAGGTGGGAGACCCAACAGGGTACGGCATGGGCGGCAACATCATCGCGCTCGATATCTCTCCGATGCTGATTGCCTTGTACGGCGAGGCATTCAGGCAAGCGGGGATTGAATGTAAAGCTGCGATAGTTGGGGCCTCCGGTGACTATGTGGCCCTAACCCCATCTGGCGTGACAGGTTCCTTCAACACTGCCGCATTTCATGGCGGTGGGGACGGCACCACCATGGTGTCCTGCTCGGAGTTGTCTCCTGTCTCCAACTCAAATCTCGTGGGGATCAAGGAATCTATCGCAACCGTGGCCACAGTCCGCCTTGCCTCAGTAGTGGCTGTGTACAGGTAATGGGGCAGCTAAAACGGCGCTGGGTGGGCCGGAACGGCACCACCGGCATGGCGGTCCTCGAGCAGACGCTGTCGGGCACCTCCGGGGCCTCGGTGGCCTCTGCCATCGCGATCCCGAACCGCTCCATCGTCCTCGGCGTCTCGACGCGGACCGTCACCACGATCACCGGCGCGACCTCCTACGACTGCGGGATTTCAGGCGAGACCACGAAGTTCGGCGGCTCGCTCGGTGTCGCCGCGGGGAGCACGAACATCGGCGTGATCGGCCCGCAGGCGTTCTACGCGGACACGCCCATCGTGCTCACTGCGGGCGGCGGCAACTTCACCGCAGGGGCGGTGCGGATTGCGATCCATTATCTGACGCTGGGCGTGCCAAACTGATGCGCCGGGAATTCGACAATCACACGGGAAAAGAAGGGGCAGGCGATGATGCCGGATTGGGAAACGATACAGGCGGTCTGGCCACTGCTCCTGGGCTTGGCCGGTCTCTGGGCGAGAATTGAAGTGGCGCTGTCAAAAGCCTCCGCGCAGAGCAAGCAGAA